AGTCAAAGTTACCGTAGGGGTAAGTTGTTGAGTTACCAATGTTCATGTCAAGTTGTGTGTAACGCAAAGTCACTTCAATCTGACCTGATGTTGGAGTTGCCAAACTTGTATTGGTAATCTTCAAAGTCACAACAACTTGAGAGAACCATGTTGGCTGAGTTCCAACTTGTGGGTTTTGTACGTCTTGCAATGTTGCTGCCAATTGTGAACCAACAAATGTTGCCGTACCACGAGTAGCAGAAGTAATCGCGGCCATCGTAGCGTAAACACCAGTGCTAGTGGCAAAGTTGTTTGACACATAAGGTTGGATGGAGTTAGCAGTTACGCTACCGTCTGTGGGCAATGTGCCAACGTCAACGATCACATCAGTGATGTTTGATGCATAAGGCAAATAGAAAACCACGCCACGATAAACCGTACCAGATGTATCAGCAGTAGGTGCTGAAGCTTTGGTAGGTCCTGTGCTACTGAATACACCAGCTTGTGGTGTGTAAATAACACCTGTGCTATTAGGAATGTTGTTTGAAGAAACAAACACTCCAGAGCCACCGCCATAGTTGGCTGTGTTAGGTGTTGTTACTGAAAAGTCCAACAATGCTGTTTGAACTAAATCTGCGTATCCGACATCACGGATTGGACCAAAGCGGTTATCGCCAGATAAAATTGGTCCTTCAAAGGTACTGCGTCCCATAATAATTCCTTATGCAAAAGCCTCTTGTTAATCGTTGCATCGTCTGCTGGGCCAGTGGCAACAAGAGAAAAAATCCCAGACAGCCCTCAATATACACGAAATAAAAAAAGTGTCAACAAAAAAAGGGCCCTTTTTGGGGGCCCCTTTTCGATCAATAAGAACCGTAGATTCCCAATGGATCGGACCAGCCGAAGCTATAACGCTCACGAGCTTTATAGCGAACGTTGCCTGTGTCAAAATCTCCGTCCATGCTATTTTGTAGCGGTGTACGGACAAAATGCTTCAAGCCGTTAGGCACATCGGTAGTCAAGAACCAAGCATTAGTAGCTGTCAAGAAGTGATTGATTGTGTATCCTTCTGGGATAGAACCATTGTTCTCGATAGCGTTAATGTCATTGTTGTTTGTACCAACACGCAATTTAGTGTCGAGCAAACGTGTTGCAACGAATTGGAGTGCGGGAGGAACAATCAACTTCTTGGGCTTGGCAGCGATCAAAAGGCCACGCTCATCTGTCCATGCAGCGATTTGAATGATAGCGTTCTCAAGAGAAGTCTCATTCAAGTCAGCAGCAGTAGCAGGAGTGTTGGCATTCGTACCACCGTTCACCAAGGGGTGAGCAGAGTTCAACAAAGATACACCGTCACCGCCTACATAAGCAGAAGAGAAAGCGTTGTTCAAAACAGCCGCTGCCTTTACTTGCTTGGTGTAAGCCATAGCACGAGCCAAACCTTTGGTGTAACGAGCTGACAAAGAGTCATACAAGTTATCTTCAATCGCCTCTTCAGTGATTGAGAAACCCAAAGCAATGGTTTCGTGGTTGTAACGAGTAGTCCATGCCTCTTGTGCATTGTCATAAGCGATGGCAGTGCCCTCGCCTTTAACTGGTGCAGCAGAGAAGCCAGACAGTTTTGTTTCCTCTTCGAATGAACGCTCAGAGGTTTCAGTCTCATAAATCTCTTTATGTTCTTCACCGTAACGAGCGTATTCCAAACCGAACAATGCGTTCAAGCCTGGGAGGAGTTCTTTCAATAGTTGTGCGCGTGAAATAGCCATTTTAAGTTACTCCTTATCTAGCTGTTGCGTCATAGTACTCATGGATACCAAAGTTCAATTTAACAAGAACTTCAGGGTATTGTGTGAATACTAGGGTTGATGAAGAGGCAAATGCAGTAATAGGAGCTGCGTTCAACACAACAGTAGTTGCGCCTGCAGAAGCTGCTGTAGCTACATAAGAACCTGACTGAATGATTTGACCGTTAGGTGCAATAGATGCCACATCTGTTCCCACGGGGAGAGCAAATGGAATACCTGATGCAGTAGTAACAGTAGCAGTACTGATGCTGGTATAACCAACAGTTCCCAAAGATTGGGCAGTATCACCAACCAAACCAACCACACGAGCTACATAAGCAGAGCTTGTAGTAGCAGCGGGGATGATCAAACCATTTGAGCTATCACCTGTGTTAACGTTACCAGCCAAGTCAGAACCTTGAAGGTTTTGACCAACCATAGCAACGGCAGCAGAAGTAACAGTTGTTGAACCAGAAGAAGCCACGATAGCTGCTTTGAAAACAGTATCAGGATCATCTGTAACGTAGGCTTGAATATCACCAGCCAATGTATTGGCAGGATAGTATTGGCTAAAGCGTTTCTGTTTGGTAACTGGATCTGTATAAGTACAGCCCAAGAAAATACCAACCATACCAGATGCGCCGCCACCAGTGGTGACAGCCAAACGGTTTACCAAGCCACGGGTCAGGTTAACAAAGTCACCATAAAAGATGTTTGTACCGTAGTTGTATTGGATAGGAAGTAAACGAGTAGAACCCGAAAACACCTGTCCGCCAAGCAAATTGATTGGCTTTAGCCCGTATGGGGCAGAGACAATTGGATAAGCCATTTAAGGACTCCTAAAAAAATTAACGACCGATTTGAACCTCGGAACGCCTGTCTTTGAACAAAGGCATACGAGGATCGCTATTTCTCATAAACGTGTTGTCAACGGATTCCATCTGCGCTCTGTTTTGATTGTCGTAATATGCATTACGCTGCTCAATGAACTCAGCTGGAATACGACACAACAACAAACCGCCAACTTCAATATTGCCTTTGAATCGACCTTCTTGAGTGGCATGCATCATCATCTCAGGATACTCTTCCGCTTTCACAGGTTCATATCCCTCTCTGAACTTAGAAGAAATATTAGCAGGATCAGATGTACCTGTCATACTAATACGAACCCATCTATGAGTCCAACCGGGTCTTGGATTAGGTTCAGGAAGAACTTCTGGCGGCCTCCATGATTCTGGACGCTGCATAAATTCTCTTGACTCTGTTTCTCTTGGCTTACGATTTTCACTCATATTAACTTCCTCTTCTTTGTTCTGCCGCAACCTGTTTAGCGTAGAGTTCCAATGGAACACCAAGCTTCTTGGCGATTTGTACCTGCGTCTGAGTAAGCACGATCTTTTTGGCCGCTGTGCTTCTGGTAGCAGGTGCTACGTTTGATTTTTTAGCAGAAGGTGTCGCATCCTGCCGTTTTTCAGATTCAAACTTATCTGGAAATCTTTCCCGCATTTCAGCGTCAATTCTCTGCCAGTACTCGTCACTTGAAGGATTGATGCGCTCTTCAACTGTGAGTTCCTCGTGTAAACCCAGTGCATAACTCGTCATGCGCCTGTCTTTACCCCACCAAGAATTCTTTTCCCTCCAGGCTTCCGCCCTTGGGTCAACCTGCTGAACTTGCGGTTGTTGTATTTGTACCGCATTTCTTGGCTCCTGTAAAGGGGTAGGCTTAAAGTTTTCAATCTTGTCAGCCCTGATCTTTACATTAGTCAATTGTTCTTGCGCTAATAGCAACGCATCCGCATCTCCCGATTCGTATGCCTGCTTGTATGCACGTTTGGCATTGTCTAATTCTTGAGCCAAGCCTTGTTTGGCCTGATCAACAATCAGTCTTTGTCCCTCTGTCAACGAACCCTTGAGTTTTTTGTTCTCCTCAATGATCGAATTGGCAAAGTGAATAGCCTCTTCACGCTCACGCAATGCAGCTTCTTTTGCCCTACGCTCCTCGTGATAACCTTTGGAGAAATGCTTAATACGATGCTTTACGCTTTCATCGTACTTATTCAGTTCGTCATCGGTTAAATCTGATGGAGGTTCTTCCATAGGGCGTCTGTTTCTGTCTTCCGCAGGAGTATCGTCAACAATTTCAATCTCTGTATTCTCTACTTCAACTGAAACATTTTCTACTTCGTCTGGGAATTTAAAGTCATCATTTGATGTAGCCATGCAAACTCCTTACGCTGCGCGGGTAATGCCGCGGGGATCTTGCACAACCGCTTCGACTGAATCATCATTGATTAGTCTGAACTCTTTGCCATGAATCTTAAGTCGTGTACCTGTATTGGGACGCACGATTACAAAATCACCTACCTTACAAGAAGGGCCAGACGGAAATCTAGTCGCATCTTTATAAGCATCAGGCCCAAGTTTAACTACAAATAGAACAGGGGAGAGCACCTCTTCATAATGCATACTTGTTGCCGCTTTAGCAATTCCACTTTCATACTCTTCTTCAATCTCAGGTAATACCGTCAATATCTGAAATCTCACAGGATCAGGGAGTTGCCGCGCCTTTTCCTCTGGACTTTGGGGTAACGTTGTCGCAGTCTCCCCGTCTTGACTAATCAATAGTTCACTCATCATCGTCTTCCTTATATCTTCGCACGAGGTCTTCTATCTCTTGTTGGCAGGTGGCTAGACCTCGGATCACCCCCACCAATTCACGATAGGCAGCATAGTCGGCTACGCTACCATTCGCTAACGCTTCGATAAGATCGTCTTGACGCAAACGAATTTTCTTACCGAGATGTTCTAAAACTTGTTGTGACATCATTTATTCCCCCCATTCTGTTGACCACTCTTGGCCACATTTAGAAGTGCATTGATCGCCGCTTCATGTTCGGCTTGTCTCATCTTTTGAGCGTGGGCTTGCTCATTCATTGCCAGTTCTTGTCTGTGCGATTGAACCGATTGTTGCAATTCCAACTGGTGAGCTTGCGCTGCTTGCTGCATCTGCTGAGCTTTTGCCTGCGCTTCCATAACTGGATTCTTGCCCTGTGACTGCTGACTCTTCAGTTGCAACTCTGCCTGTCTGATTTGCAAATCGCCCTGCACTTTCATCTGTGCAATCTGATTCTTCTGCGCCTCAAGTTGCAGCTCTTGCTGCTGCATCTGAATGAGAGGATCTTGTGCTTGCTGCTGAGCCTGTTGTTGTGCTGCTTGTGACTTGCTTTGTTGCAGAACTTGCTGAGATGCCTGCGCCACAAGTCTAGACAATTGCAATTCCATCTCTGGCGGCATGTCCTGATCGGGAGCTGGCAACTGAGCACCGTACGCATCCTCGATTTTTTTCCTGTAAGCAAACGCCAAATGCTCTGCAATGTGGCTCTGAATAGCCGCTTGCATGGTCTGGGCCTGTGGATTTTGACCAATTTGTGCCGCCATTAAGGGGTCTTGCAACAATGCAGTATGCACCGCAATATGTGCATCATGGTCCTGATAAATGAACGCTTTTGTGGGTTTTCCGTTCAAAAACGCCATATTTTCGCTCACAGGGTCCCTTGGATGCTGATCATCCTCGGTCGGAACCAGCTTATCTGCGTTCTTTATCCCCAAAACTTCGATCATTTGGCGGTGTAATTGGGGCAAATTGTAGATCTGAGGGGCCTGCTGAGACAGTTGAATCACCGCCTGATACTGCATAATCCTCTGAGCCATCGTAGAACTGTTAGGATCGCTAACAGGAATCACCTCTACAATGTCGTAATCCTCTTTTTTCGACTTTCTCTCCCCACCATCAGGTACATATTCGTACTCTTTGGGGCTGAAATCACGAATAATGTCCTTCAATAACTTGAATTCCTGCTTCATCGAGTAATGAACACGGGCTTGCACCGCACTCATCGTCTTCAACTGGCGCTCTAACAACGCTAAAGTTGTGCCAACAGGACTGTTTGCGCTCATATCAGACACGTTCATGTCCGCAATAGAGCCTAATCTTCTACCTTCTTCAGTAATCTTATCCAATAAACCAGATAATACTTGGCTCGGCTCCTTATAAGGAAGCGTCATAATATTATCTTTAATAGAGCCAGACGGAACATCTACGTCCCTGAACTCTCCCGGTGCAATAGGAGTATCGTCCCCTTTGACCCTCAACCCCCTAGACTTTAATCCACCAGGTAAATTACTTAAAGTACCAGCATCAATAAGCTGTCTAATGAGGGAAGTACCCGCACGAGCATACCCACCAATAAGATGTATGTACCCAAAACCGTAAGCACCAAAACCAGGTATGTAATCGTACTGAACAAAATGCTGCCTCTTTAAACGTTTCTTGTCTGTCTTCTTCCAATTCCTATAAATAGATAAAACCTTATTGGTCCCCCTGTCTATAGTAATAATATAAGGCAAAGCTATGCCATCCTCATCTTCAAATCCCGGCAAGTCATAGTCTACCTGAATTTCAAACATCTGATAACGGTCATCGTCCGTTACCGAATATCCCTGATCCTCGGCCTTCTTCTTCTCCACATCCGTATGGATCTGTACAGGCTCTCCCAAATCCACATCTACATAAAAGCCCGCAACCTGTAACTTCTTGATCTCGTTCTTTGTCTTCCTCATAATATGAGTGACACGCTCAGAAGTCCTAGCTCCACTCGACCCATAAGGAATGATCACATCCTCAGCAGGAACAAATATAGCCGTCTGTCTTCCTAAACTAGGATCGTAATAAACCTTCTTAAATGCAGAGCCAGCAAGACCTAAATTAAACAACATCCTCTCATGCTCTGGCCTGTACTCATGCATTACATCAGTCAACTGGTAATTCATGTCCTGCCTGACTCTCTCCGCCGCATCTTCCTTTAACTTATTAATAGCACCCATGATCTCAGTCTTCACAGGCCCAGCCGCAGGGAAAGTCTCTAATATTGTCTCACTCTGAAACCTCACCGCCGCTTCAGTCAATATTGTGCTAAATACACCACACGCACCATTCCACGGCTCAGTTCTTTCCTCATATTTCATGCCAAGAACCTCTAGTCCCCGCACAAACATCTCTACCCAATCTTTCCTAGAATTGATATCGCTCTCAACCTCACTCACCAAATCATAGCCAATACTGGCCAATGTGCCATCATCAATGTGCTCAGCTAAATTAGAGTCAAATTCATCATCCTTCTCCTCACTCTGCCTAGGGTCCAAATCAATCGTCACCCCATCGCTAGGATCTTCCTTCTCCTCCTCAATCTCAATCTCTACATTCTCATCAGGCAAGGAACCCAGTCCCTGTGGTGCTTGGTATAGTGCGCTATCAATCATTTAATCACCTTAATAGTAAACGTGCTTCTTACGGAAATACACCTCTTCATCCGCTTCATCAGATTCCAATCGTATAAATCCACCTTGCCTAAATCGAATAAGCGCCTGAACAGAACTGTCCACCAAGTCATCGTGGTCCCCATTCGGAAACGATGCCATCTCCTCAACCACTTCAGCCGCCCATCTCGTGTCTGGACACCATACTTTACCTGACTTGAACAAATCCGTCACGCTATTCAATCGAACAAATTTGTCATTACCCCGACTCGGAGTATATTCGCTCACCACAATCCCCATCTGTCTCAACTCATAAATCAACGGACTACCCGCCGCTTTCGCCTCAATCACAAACGCATCAGGACTCCATTCCTTATACATCTCAAATGCCATCTGCTTCAACTCTGGAAACTCCATCCTCTTCTTAAACGCATCCAACAAAACAATATTTACATTCTTCGGATCCTCGTTCAAATGAAACACCCCCCATGTCGTACACGCAGAATAGTCACTCCTCTCATTCTTCGTGAACGCAGTATCCCAACTCTGAATAATAAACTCACACGGAGGCGGCCTGTCATTCTCCCACACTTGCCACCACTCCCTCTTCACCAACGCACCCTCTTCCCCCGTAGGCGTCTGCTGATACTGAGCATTCCACTTCGCTGGCGGCAACTCCTCCCTCAACGCCTCCAACTCCTTCAAACTCCAAAACTCTGGCCACAACGGATT